TTTTCAACTTGCGTTTGTGTATAATCTCGTGGGTCTATGGTCTTTTTTACGATTTGTAGGCTTTCGCCGTACTTGAATCGTAACCACATACCCAACGAGACAGGAGTGTTTACACGTTTACAGAGGGAATAGAATACTCCCTCAACTAAGAAATTAGCTGTAGACATATAATTTATACCTTATATTGTTATCCGTCGACAGGATTGTCAGACGGAAGGCAATGCGAATCTAAGGAACCCGTACTACTTACGTCACATAAATCAATAAGTGTTGTGAAGAGTAACGGGTCAACCCCTAGAATGGTGAGGATCACAATTGTGATCGTACACCAATACTTAATGTTCATTTTAGTGAACGTTAAGTAAGTCTTCGACTAGTGCAGAAGTGACCGCGTCAGCGGCCAGATTCTGGACAAATGCTAGGACATGTTCGCGTGTAGCAAGATCGCTACGCAAAGGTAAAATGAACTCCATGTGACCTCTAGCAACATAGGCGACAGTAGGAGGGGGCGTGAGCCCACTATCTGCTGTACCTAGCGCTTCGAGAACCGGAAGGCTAATGTTCGCTTTAACGCGAACATTTTCCGTGGTCCGGCGCGATGATAGCTTAATGGTTGGAAAACCAATAGCTACACCGCTCGAAACGTCCGCATATTCTGCGGTGCCGTTGCTGTCGATCATTACGGGGGAAAACGTCTTAGCTACAGGTGTAGCCGCGCCGTCGTTAATTGTTATATCAGCTAATGCTGGCATAATGTCATCTCCATTACGGATAGTTTGTAGCTTACAGGATTGCAAACTACGGTTGTCGAATAATTCGACACTCAGATGGCTGAGTTCAGCTAAGTGAGGTTAGCGGGAGGCTTGATAGGCCATCGCTACTACTGACGTCATCTGCGAGTACCCAAGATCGGGTATAGACAGATTAGGTACAGAGATACCTGGTGGGCCCGCTTGGACGAGTCTACGCGAACTTCTCGCGTCGATTACGCCTCGGCAGTTCCACTGGGTACGTGTACTCTTTTTAGGTGGCTTGACATATGGAACAATATAATTGTCAGTGTACCTAAGACGTTGTGTAAGCGTCTGATAGTGGTTACTCAGATAGGCGCTATATCTACGCCTAGCCTCAACGGCCGCTAACGTACCACCAATGTCCATGAACCAGTCGAATACAAAGGAATACGGAAGTATTTCCCATATAACGACTGCAGGGTCCAACGACGTGAGTCGTTGCAAGGTATCCGCAGGCGGAACCTTGAGCATCGCGCCATATTCGCAGCGGTATGAGTCTTCAACATCGACCCATCCCGCATTGTTTATGTCGGTACGCTTACTCTGTGATGCACTTTTCCTGGCTTTCACCGGGACAGATGCACCTAACTTGCGAGCTTCATAGTTTGCAAGATCATGGATGGTCTTAAGTGTTGGTGCTACTCCATAAATACCTTGGAGAAACAGACCCGACGCAGTATCTGCCGGGTTTTTACCTGCACGAAGGACGGTTTTCTTAAAATCCTTTTTCAAGGAGATAACCGTTCGTACCACTTGTTGAACCAACGCGGTGGTTTGTCCGACTTCGACCAGATCCTGTGCCAAGTTGATACCGGTATCGGTACACTTGTCATAGAATTTCAAAGCACATTCAGAAATGACTGTGTTATGATGGTCGGTGTCGGGAACAGCAGTCTTACGTGGAGCTTGATATCCATCGGACGTAATATGAGACGTTAGAACTGTCTCATTAGAGCGATGGGTGTACCACACGTACTTATCACCATGGAGTTGCTTAACGTACTCCTTAGTGTAAAAGTACCCGGTTGGAACGTCAGCAGTTGCTGACATCCCATCGGTGTGGATCTCAAAATCCTCTTTCTT